GCCAAGGTTCATAAACCTCAATACCTCTCCCGCCATAGTGCGGGTACGCCCTACAAGTTTTTGTGTGACACCTCGCAATAACACTTGCAATTCTGTTAAGTAGTCTTTGCCTATGTTGTAGGTCAGGCAATATGGTTTCATACCCCCAATATTTTTTACGGGTGTTTGTTGATGACTGCTTAGCGCAGGTATTACACCTAGTAGTACGCTTAGCTTTGAAGTTATATCGGTCAACCCTACCTTCCCATCCGCAAGTACACCGTACGATAGGGTGCCAACCAGCGGACCTGCCTGTTTGTTTAACATGCTGTTGCCAATCGATGACGGTAAGTTCGCCCTGCTTAAAGCCGATTGGAAAAGGGTATGGTTTGTAACTACCTCGGACCACTCCCGCCACCCATGTTCCGTTAGTATTTCATGTTCCGGTGTGGCGTCTACTCCATAAGCCTTGATCGTTTCCCTCACCCCTTTTGGGATCACGCCCTGATGTTTCACCCATTCTTCGCCATCCCATACCATATCCGTAGCTGACACATTAACTATATATTTCCAACCATGATTAGTCAAGACTTGGGTATCAGCGCCGAAACAACCTAAATCTTCGTTCAATGGATGCTTGCTTCGGCCGCCAAATTGATTTGCTTTTTCAACCCACTTGTTTTGCATATCTTTTGGCGGGAGCCATGATATTAAAAATCTTCCTTTATGATTTGGTCGCCAAACAACAGTTGTGTCCTTAATACCGCCTTCCCATTCGAAATTACCGCGGACTAATGTGTTTTCTACATCTGCATTGTTGTTGTGAGCAATCTGATCATTTATTTTGTCTAAATCAAATAAAGAGCCTTTGCTTTCATCTCTAAAAGCGTCATCAACAGTAATTGGATCTAAACGTCTCACGTTGTTATGATGTTTTCCACCCATTTCTTTTGCAGACTTAAATTCATTTTCCAAATACTGTAACGAACCAATTGTCATTTTTATTCCTTGAGCATTGTAGAAGTATTCCCCTGGGTTTACAGTAATATGGCAAACTCCATATTTATCAGTGTAATCTTCATAATTTTTATGAGCTGGAAGAAAAAAAGAATACAATCCCGTAGTAGTTCTTCCGTTGGAATTTCTTTTCAAAACATTAGATCCGTAATATAAATTTTTAAACTCTTTTCCTCCTTTTTCTACGGCTCCAACTGTTGATCCAATAAATGCCGTTCCTACTACTCGGCCTCCGGTAATCATTGTGGGTTTTATATTGGCCCAATGGTCTTCGTAATTGTTTGGACGTTCCCATTTACCCGCCTCGTCGCCAAGATACATAAATAGCTTTTTAGAGTCATACGATAGCGTTGTGGTATTTAGCCAATCCACTTTTGTATTTAAGTAATCATCAGTTGAGGTATCTTTCTTTTTTTTAGCAATTTTTGAAGAGTCTGAAACCTTTCCAAATTCCATTTTATTCCTATCGTCAATTTTACCTTTTACTACAGGTATAAAAAAGAAAGGTTGGTTTTGTAATCCATAAGAATATTTCAAGAAAGCTTCAGAAGCATCCGAACCTGTTTTTGAAGTAATACCAAATAAAGCATTTTTAGTAGAGGTGGAAAAATCCTCAAAGTGATCAAGTATTACCTCAGTAAAGCCCGTTCTTCGTCCTTTCAGAAAAAGGATTCCGACTGCTCTTGGGTCTATAATTACCGCAAGACAAAAATAATAAATATCTCTTTGCGCTAAACGAAACTCTTTAAATCCGCCTGTATCAAGCATACGGTTCCATTGCAAGCCCATATAGTGTGTTGGAGTAAGCCATTCTGCTTTACCGTTATTCATAAACCACACGCCTTCTCTACGTCTGCGGAATTCCTCTAATATGTATTCTGACCAAGCGTCTTCTGTTTCCGGCATCAATCCTTTTGGCGGGTCAATTCTTCTCCAATACTGTTCTTTAATTGGCAAATCACTAAATAAAATGTCTTTTTTATTTTTAGGAACAACCGGAAGTGCTAATCGTAAATTATCTAAAACTATAATTTCTCCTACGGTTCCTTTTGGATCAAGAATGATACAGTCGTTTTTTTCGTCGTACCATTCTTTGTAATAATCTTTTTTAGGGTAAAATTCTTGATTGGCAAATCGCTCTGGATAACCTATTTTAAACTCGCGTTGTTTTAAATCTATGGAATTAGATTGCAGTTGCATTTTTAATTGAATCAATCCAGAATCAAGCTCTGTAATGGCTTTGTAGATAATTTGCTTTGCTTTGATACTTACTCCGATTTTTTCTACATCAACCAAATCGGTATCAATTTTTTTTCTCAAAGCAAGACGCAAATCTATAATTGAACTTTCTCCTGCTTTTATAAGGTTCGCAATGTATTTGTATAATTTTTTATCACTTGGCGCATTTAAAGAGTTTTCCCAACTTAAAATTAATTCTTTAGTGTAAAGGAAAGAGTCTGCCTTTGATTTCATTAAAGATTCTAATTTCTCAGAATTAACTTTATCAATATCGACAGAAAAAGCAAGCGTTTCAATAGCATTTGAGATAGCTACTTCTAAATCTTGGGATAAATTTTTCATTTAGATTTTAAATATAATGTCAAATATATGAATATTATTTTTTACATTTGCAATGTAGTTACGGTTTGGCGACATAGTAACAAAAGCACACGCTTACGACCCTCGTTGAAGAAACAAATGCCAAACCTTGTTTTAGATTCGAGGGTTGTTTCGTTTAAAAAAATACGTTATGATTGAGTATTATAAGAATTTTAGTTTGGAGCCGTTGTTTTATGTTAACGAGAAAGGCTTGGTTTGCCAAGAAGAATGGAAAGATATTCCTAATTGGGAAGGGCGTTATCAAGCAAGTAATTTAGGTAGGATAAAATCTTTTTATACTTATAAAAACCATAGGATTTATAAAAATAGCGTAAAAAAAAGAATAATGATGCAGTTTTTTAATAATAAAAAATATTTAAACTGTCATTTATCTAATACGCATAAATCAAAATTTGTTAAAGTTCATAGATTGGTTGCAAAGGCTTTTATTCAAAACCCAGAAAACAAACCCGAAGTCAATCACAAAGACGGCGTTAAATGGAACAATGTATTGGATAATTTAGAATGGTCAACAACTGCCGAAAATGTTCAACACTCGTATGATACAGGTCTTAATCAAGGAAGAAAAGGAGAAAAACATCATTTATCTAAATTAACTGAAAAACAAGTTTTAGAAATAAGACAAAAACATAAATTTAGAATATATACGTCAAAAATGTTGTCAATAGAATATAATATCTCAAACAGTACTGTGAAAAGAATTTTAAGAAGAGAATTATGGACGCATATTTAATTGCTGTAACTTTTAATTTTGAATTGCAAAACGCCTCTATTTTCAATTTCAGGCTTATAGCTAAGTCGATTGCATCCCATTAACGCGTAACCGGAAGCCATAGAAATATCAAATTTTGTTCTGTCTTTAATATTGAACGATGCCCAATCCATTAACATAGCGTTAAAAGGACAAGCGCCGACCTCGTTTTCCTCGCGAATAGGATGTAAATCGTCTCCTTGCTCGTAATAGCCTACATATTTGTTTACGAAGTTTTCCATTTGTGTCCAGTGCATTTGGTTAACGTCAGGACTTGTACCAGGCACGCCCCCAAGCATTTTTTCTGTAGGAGATAATCTATTAGTCGGCTTATCAAATCTTCTTAAAGAATACCCTGTATAGCCGCGATTAAGAAAATGATATAACAATCGTGGCTTATTGTTTTCAATTAGAATAGGCATCCCGAAAAACACACAACACATCAATGTATCTTCGAAAAATATTTCTGCTGTTTCTGGACGCGCATTGTATAATAAAAAAGGAAAGTTGCTTGGAATGTTTTTCATTGTGAATTTAGTGAAGCCGACAATTGCTCCTTTTGACCCCAAATCATATTCCGAACCGTTTTCTGTATTTATTATTTTTGAGTCTACAACTGCATTTATATCGTACGAATCCGCACCCAGACAGCCTAAATCTTCATTTAATGGATGCTTACTTCTGCCTCCAAAGGTGTTGTTCTTTAAAACCCAACGATTTTGTAATTGTTTTTCCGGAATCCAAGACAATAAAAACCTTCCCTTATTAGAAGGCACCCAAATTACTTCGGTGTCTTTAACTCCATCTTTCCACATAAAATTACCCCTTACTAGCGTATCTTCAATCTCTACATTATTATTATGCGCAATTTGGTCATTAAGTTTTTCAAGATTAAACAAACTTGACTTAGCTTCATCACGAAACGCTTCATCAATAGTCATTGGAAACGCTCTTAATTCTTCATTATAAAGAATATCGGATTGTTTTCTTTTTGACCGCCTTCTATTTTCTAAAAATTGAATTGAGCCTTCGTAGATTTTTTCGCCATAAACATTTACAAAATGTTCGCCTTCAGCAACTACAGTATGGCAAACTCCGTATTTGTCTGTGAATAATTCCATGTTCTTGTGCGCGGGCAAGAAAAAAGCGTACAGACCCGTTGAAGTACGTTTTGTATGAACGTCTCTTTTCGAAATAATGGAGCCTCGATACATTTTATAAAACGCAAAACCGCCCTTAGCCATTGGATTTACAGTACTTCCAACGTATATTTTACCTACAACTCGACCGCCGTTCTCGATAGTCGGCGACACTCTACCCCAATATGTTTCTAGCGAAAATGGCGGTAATGGTTTTGAGGCTTCGTCAATTAGCAAACGTGTCATTCTTTGTCCGTCATAAGCGGATTCAGTAGTAGTTTTCCAATTAAGCAAAGTGTTAAGGTAATCGTCTGTATTATTGTCTTTTTTCTTCTTGGCTACTTTACTTGAATCTGAAGGCTTGGCAAATTCTACTTCTGTTTTACTGTCAATCTTTCCTTTAATTACCGGAATGAAGAAAAAAGGTAAATTTTGAATACCGTAAGTCATTTTAAGAAACGCTTCTTGGGCATCATCTCCTGTTTTTGAAATCATACCTAATTTAGCGTTGGCAATGCTCGTACTGTCATTAATCATTTCGCAAATGATTTGGTACGTGAATCCGGTCCTTCTCGACTTGACGAAAAGTTCTCCAAGACATCGCGGATCTAAAACGCAAGCGCGCGTGAAATAAAACATTTCCAATTGTGCAAATCGGAAATCCATATATGAGCCGGTATCAAGCATTTTCACGTGTTGAAGCGCCATGTAGTGCGCAGGAGTTAAATAAACAGCCTCGCCTTTATTCATAAAGAAAACTCCTTCTCGCCTACGTTTGAATTCATTCATAATGAACTCATAGTACATATCTTCGTTTTCAGGAGTCAGTCCGCTTGGTAATTCTATTCGTCTCCAATATTGTTCTTCAATTGGCAAATTACTAAATAGAATTTCTTTTTTATTCTTTGGAGGAACCGGAAGCATAATATTCAATCCGTCAAGAGTAATCACTTTGCCTTTAGTGCCGAACGGGCAAATCATAACAGAATCAGTTTTTTCGTCATACCATTCTTTATGATAGTCTTTCGAAGGATAAAATTCTTGATTGGCAAATTTCTCAGGAAACGAACGTTTAAATTCACGCTCTTTGAAATCTAATAAATCGGCATCTAATTGAAGTTTCAAAGACAAAACTCCCGAATTTATTTCATTGATTGCTCTAAAAATAATTGGCTTACTTTTAATTGCGGTTCCATATTTTTCAGTATCTAATTCGCTAAATCCAATTTTTTTTCTTAATGCTTGACGTAATACTTCTATGGAGTTTTCACCTGATTTAATTAGCGAACTTGCGTGTTTTCTTAGCTTTTCTTGACTTGGAGCATTAGGGCTTTCTTGCCATAATTTTATCATTTCCTTGGTAGCCGAAAATGATTCAAGCCTAGATTTCATCAAATTTGCTAATTTATCATCGTCAACATCTAAAATGTTCACGCTTAAATTCATCCCTTCAATGGAATCTTTTATCGCGATTTCTATATCATCACTTAATCCTCGCATTTTAATTTCAATTTTAATTTAGAATAGTCAAAGATATAACAAAATAGAAAAATATTATCGAAATGCGAAATGCTATAATAAATTATTATCTTTGTTTGAAAATACATTGATATATAAT